CAGAATTGTAATCCGCGCTTATAATTGCAGCGGGAATGAGCACACTAATATTGACCTAGAGCATTTGATGGATTGTTTGAATCAGCACTTATTAAATTCGATTTTCGCCCGCGCCGCTTTGGGAGAGAAAAAATGATTGAAGATCTGTCGCTGTATCTGTTCTTTTACGGCTTCGGCCTAGCATCGGGAGTGTTTGTGTCATGGTTAGAATCCTACTCGCAGTCACGCTACTGGCATCACCAGCAGCAGCTCAAGAGATCAGCGTCTGGGGCGGCCCGAACGGGGCGGTCGCAACAGAACTAAGCTATCCTAACGAGAACTTTTACTACACGCCGCAGGGCATGATCTCAGCCCCAAAGGTCGGCAACATGACCGTCTACAACGGACCTAATGGAGAGTATCTTGGCTATCGCATGGAAGGGGGAAGTGATGACTGAAATTTGGCGCGATGTCGTCGGATTTGAAGATGCTTACCAAGTTAGCAATATAGGCCGCGTCAGGTCTAAATCGCGGGTGTTGAAGCCGGCTCGCATAACTGGCGGGTATTTGGCTGTATCATTAGGCTACAACAAACAGCGAACTATTCATCGGCTTGTAGCAGCGGCGTTCTTTGGGCCTAGCACTCAAATGGTGCTGCATAAAGATGGCGACCGCCAGAACAATGTCGTTGAAAATCTCTACCATGGCGATTATTTTGACAACGCCGCCGACGCTATACGTCATGGAACGCAAGTGAGAGGCGAGCGTCAGCACGCGGCTAAACTTACTGAAGATATTGTTCGCTTCATACGCGCTTCGCCGGAGTCCGGAGCGGCGCTAGCGCGTCAACTGAATGTCACTACAGCCTGCATAGGTCTGATCCGTCAGCGAAAGAACTGGAAACATGTCTGACATACTGTGGCTTGACTACGAAAGCCGAAGCGAATGTGGATTGCCAGAAAGAGGTGCGTATAACTACGCCGAACACCCTACTACCAGTATGTTGTGCGCGGCGTATGCGTTCAACGACGAGGGCGCTCAGTTATGGTGGCATTACGAACCTATGCCGCAGCGCATACGGGATCATTTTGAAGCCAAGAAACAGATCAGATGCCACAACGAGGAATTTGACCGGCTTTTGACTTGGTTTGTGGTGTGCCCTAAATACGACGCGCCCTTACCGCCGCTTGAGTCTTGGTATTGCACGGCGGCGCAAGCGCGCGCTAATTGCGCGCCAGGATCGTTGGAAGACGTAGGGCGATTTGCCGGCACAAACATGCGCAAGGATCATCGGGGCGCGGCGCTGGTAAGAGCGTGCTGCATCCCGCCGTATAAAGATGACTTATTGCCAGAGTTGGGTGAGTATGCGCTTCAAGACGTTAGAACAATGCGCGCCGTTAGTCAAACTTTAAGAGAGCTAACCCCCGAGGAATTGGAGGATTATCATGTTAATGCCCGCATCAATCTTCGTGGCGTTCTTGTCGATCGGCGTCTATGCCGCGCGGCGGTCAAGTATGCGGCTGACGAACTTCAAGAGATCGAAGCTACGGTTAAGACCGTCACTAACGGTGAAATTATCTCAGTCCGTTCGCCCAAAATGCGGCTCTGGGTTCAAGAACGACTCGGACCAGAAGCGCGTAAACTTATGGAACGTGACGACAAATTCTCCATAGACAAAACTGTTCGTGCTAACCTACTGGCTATAGACGACCCTGAAGAGGTGCCCCCCGATGTCAGAGAAGTCATACAATGCGCCGATGACCTTTGGGCGAGCAGTGTTGCTAAATTTAATCGCCTTGATAACCTTGCTTGTGCTGATGGTCGTGTTCGAGGCGCTTTTGTCTTTGCCGGCGGATCAGCCACAGGACGGGCTTCCTCGTATGGTGCGCAAGTCCACAACTTTACACGTAAGTGCGCCGACGACCCGGAAGCCGTGCGACATGCAATGGTTCGCGGCCATGCCATCGTGCCTCATTACGGAGCCCGTGTCACCGACGTTCTGCGTGGGATGCTACGGCCCGCCCTGATACCTGAAAAGGGCAAGCAGTTCGTCGTCGCTGACTGGAGCGCCATCGAAGGCCGCGTAAATCCGTGGTTGTCCGGCAGAGGTGAGGATAAGTTACAGGCATTCCGTAATCGGCTTGACCCTTACATTGTCAACGCCGCCGCTACGTTTCGCGTGCCGTATGAGAGTGTCGATAAGTCGCAGCGTCAGGTCGGCAAGGTGCAGGAGCTGGCGTGCGGTTTTGGTGGTGGTATCGGCGCGTTCGCCGCAATGGGCCGCGTCTATGGGTTGAGCCTTCCTGAAGAAGAGGCACGACGTATGGTGGACGCATGGCGTCGCGCTAACCCGTGGTCCGTTCCGTTCTGGTCTGATCTTGAAATTGCTTACATTCGTGCGCTGCGCAATCCGGGTAAAGTGTTCGAGGCAGGTCGAATAAAATACTTGGCCGACAAACAGCACCTTTGGTATGCTCTGCCTTCTGGCCGTGTGCTTTGCTATCCTAATGCGCGGTTCGAAGAAGATGGTTCGATCACCTATTCAAAGGCGTCTTGGAAGCCTGCGGCGGATGCTAAAGAGTGGCCTCGGGGTCGGCTCTGGAGAGGGTTGGCTTGCGAGAACGTCACACAAGCGACCGCCCATGATCTTTTACGTGAGGCTCTTCGCCGTCTGCCTGACGTTGTGTTGCATGTTCACGATGAGATTGTGCTGGAGTCTGATCGGCCCGAAGAGGCGAAGGCGCTCCTAGAAGAAGTTATGACGACGCCGCCCGCATGGGCTGAAGGTTTACCGTTAGACGTGGAGGCGGCCATCATGGGCCGTTATGGCAAATGAATTTGTTTGATTACTTTACGGCGCTTGCGCCAGCCGGCGAGACGGCGCTGATCGTTAAACAGATCGACACAGGCCGTCTGCACAAAGACGGCTCGCCTAAATACACTTGGCCGGCGTATCTGCCGAAGCACAAGCGCAAGGAAGGCGAGAGCTGGTTTCTTAACACCGGCTCGTTTATCATGGATCGGATGCGCGACAAGCCGTCCGCTTCTGTGGCGAACTGCACGCATGTTCTGTTTATGATGTTGGATGACATTGGCACGAAGTCAGAAGTCCCGCCGTTGCAGCCGACCGCCATCGTCGAGACGAGCCCCGGCAACTATCAATATTGGTATGCCTACTCTGAGCAGCCGACTGTGGAGGAACATTGTGCAGCTCTCACCGCTATTGCTGAAGCTGGCTATACCGATCCTGGTGCTACTAACGCCGTGCGTAACTGTCGCCTGCCAGGCTCGGTTAATGTCAAGCCGGGACGCGATGCGTTCGTCTGCCGACAAGTAGAGTTTCACCCGGAGCGTGAGTTTACGTTAGCTGAAATATGCGACGCGCTTGGTGTTACGCCGGCGGAAGCCGGCACAGCAAGGGCTATTACGTTTCGCGTAAAAGACACCGGCAACGACACGGTGCTGGCATGGCTAAATGAAAACGGTCTTGTTACGTCTGGCGTAAACGCAGAGGGTTGGTGCGGCGTTGTCTGCCCGAATCATGAAGGTCATACAGATGGACAGATTGAGGCGCGATATAAGCCGCAGGATCGTTCATTCTGTTGCTATCACGCTCATTGCGACGGTCTTGATAGCAAGTTCTTTTGCGATTGGGTATCGGAACAAGGTGGGCCGCGCACCATCCCCGGCTTGCGAGACGATCTCATTGCCGACTACACCAGCAAGATTAGCGAACTAAAGCCGACAAAAGAATACCCTGACGACGCGGCGGCGCGGATTGCCGAAGTCGAGCGCAAGCAGGCTGGGCGCGAAGATCGCGCCGGCTGGCATGAACGCTTCGCCTATATCGTCGATGATGACGCTTACTTTGATAAAAAGACATGCAGCGAGATCAGCCGCAAAGCCTTCAATGCTGTGTTCCGGCACATTGAATGCAAATCAACCGGCGAAAAACCGCGCCGTATTGAAGCGTCTATCTGGTATGACGAAAACCGCGAAGCGATGGGCGGCTATGCGCTTAAGGGCCTAACCTACGCCGCTGGCGAAGACTGGATGGTTCATAAAGACGGCCTTGTCTATGGCAACGTCTGGCGCGACGCCAGGCCGGAGGTCAAAGAGGCTGGCGATCCGCAGATCTGGCTCGATCATTGCCGGCGGCTTGTGCCGGACGCTGCGGAGTTGGAGCATATCTGGAATGTAATGGCGTTCAAGCTCCAGCACGCGAACGTCAAGATCAACCACGCTATCCTGCATGGCGGCAAGGGCGGCTGCGGTAAGGATACGATGTGGGCTCCTTTCATCTGGTCGGTCTGCGGGCCGCACGAGAAGAACAAGGGGCTGATCGACAACGAGAGCCTGTCAAGCCAGTGGGGTTATCAGCTTGAGGCTGAGATCGTCGTCCTTAACGAACTAAAAGAGCCAGAGGCGAAGGATCGTCGCGCGCTGGCGAACAAGCTCAAGCCGATTATTGCCGCCCCGCCGGAGATGCTGACGATTAACCGCAAGGGCTTGCACCCCTACAAGATGGTCAATCGTCTGTTCATGCTGGCGTTCACGAACGAGGACATGCCGATCACGCTGGACAGTGACGACCGGCGCTGGTTTTGCGTCTGGTCTGAGAGCGCCAAGATGACGCCGGAGGAAGCCAAGCGGATCTGGGGCTGGTATAACGCCGGCGGCTTCGAGGCGGTCGCGGGTTGGCTGCGGGCGCGGGATGTGTCGCGGTTCAGCCCCCAGGGCATACCGCCGATGACCGACTACAAGCAGAAGCTGATCTATGTCGGCATGAGCAACGCCGAAGGTTATGTTTATCACGAGATCGAAGCGGGCCATGCGCCGTTCAACGTCGATGTTATCGCCGGGCCTTGGCACAAGATAATCAAAGATATGAACGACGCGCATAATAATAACAGTTCGTTCAAAGTTGTGCAGCCGGCGCTATTTCACGCACTGAAAGAAGCCGGGTGGATCGACAAGGGGCTATGCTATTCAGCGGACTACCGTTCTAAAAAGCATTGCTTTGTTCGCCCGGCCCTGAAAGACTGGTCACGGTCGGACGTGCGGCGTGAGCTGGCGCGGATCACGGGTGAGGGAAGGGACACGGATAATGTCGTCTCACTTAAAAATTAATATCCTGAACGTCTTGGCTAATCTGACAGATCAGCTTGATTTATATCTGGACTGGGCCTCGACTCCGGGGGATGATGAGTGTCCGCCGGAGATCGTCGAGGCGCTATGTCAAGCGCATGAGACGGCCCGCGAGTTGCTGGAGGGTCTTGGCTATGGTCAGTCTCGTTCGTGATCTGGTAATCTGCTACGGCTTCATTTTTCTGTATTGGCATGAGTATAGTGGACAGCGACGCCTGCTGCGCGGGCAGCTAGCGCCTGTTCTTTTGTCTCGAAATAGCCAAGGCTGATAGCTTTACGTTTTTTGTAAACGTATGCGTTCCATTTTTGGCTGCGTTTGTGAAAATAAACGCCCAACGGTTTACCGCGATTTTGGCAATTTTCGCTGTTTGTCGCCAATCTAAGATTTTCTAGCCGATTATCTGATTTGTCGCGGTTTATGTGGTCTATTTGCGGTTCGGGCCACACGCCGTAATGCATAGCCCATATAATACAATGCGCCGGATAACTGCGCCGGTCTGCATAAACGCTTGAATAACCCTTTTTTGGCGTGCCAGTTAATTTTCCCGCGCGTTTGCCTATGCGCCGCGTCAATTGTCCAGTTTGCGCGTCGTAAGAAAATAGCTCGTTGAGTCGGTCTGATGTCGGTCGCATAGGTTCTTATACTATGCGGGGATAGGATTGTCTATTCTTTTGGGCGTCGATGCATAGCGGCCAAGATACGGACTCTTCGGCTTTCGTCCTGAACCTCGTCTAGCGCCCATTCGAGCGCGTTCCGTAGACGGGTGCTTTCGTCGACAGCCGCCGCAATAGTCCATTGGGCGCGCTGGCGAGCCTCCTGATAGCCTTTCAGATACGCCTCAGAGATTTCCTGCTGGAGCGCCTTTAGACGCTGCTCGAACTCCGCTTCGGTCATGGCAGCACCTAAAAAGAAGCCGGCTTGCGCCGGCCAGTCACCATAGGGAGGAAAACGGGCGTCTAGCAGACGCCATGGCCCATATACATCAGATCAAGCCGCCGCACAATCTCCTGTTCGGTTAGCACCGGACTAGGTTCCGCCATGGGTCGCACGGCCCGCCAAAACGCCCACAGGGGCGGGTTCACCTCATAGACCGGCTCGTCGCGTGGCAGGTCTGGTATCACGGCCTGTATGGCCTCGTATTGCTCCTCGAACGTCATTTTAGCCCCAACACTATTTCGATTATTACCGCCAGTAAGATTGCCATTGCTTCACCGATTTTCATAGCGTTTGATCCCGTGCATGATGGTCGTGTGGTCGCGGCCGCCTAGCACGTGCCCGATTAGTTGATAGGGCGCGTTCAACTCGTGCCGTGCGCGCCACATGATCTCGAACCGTGGCCAGATGACCCCTTTGCGGCGGTTGTGGCCGGTTAGGGCCTCGGTGGAGATGTTATGATTCCGGGCTGTTTCCTCTATCAGATCCTGAATTGCTTCCGTCATCTCTTGCTTTTGCATGTTTGCCTCGCAGCATAAAATTGAGCGCATGGGCGGCGGTCATAACAGCCCGTTCGTCGGCGTATGGCGCGTTGATCCTCATTATGAGGGAGCCATCGCGCCTGTGCAGCGATAGCCCCTCCCCGGTGCGCCAGCGGGTTGTGACCCCGCCGGGTTCGGTGTCAAGGTCAAGCCGTAGCATGACCCCGCGCCTCCAGCTCGTTCTGGATGATCTTTGCGCGGTAATCGTCCTGCTCTGTCTCTAGCAGGATGTTAAGCGCCTCGTCAGACAGCCAGTGTAAGAGTTGCGAGAACTCAAAATAATCCTTCATGCGGCTCATTATAGGCCTCCCAGTAGATACGTTATGAATAGGGCGAGCGCGGGGATTGCCAGCGCTGCGCCGATGGCGAAGGCGATCAGGTCACGCTTCCTCATAATCTTCCACGCACTTCTCTGCGACATGGTCGCTTGTCTCTAACTGTGCGACGATTAGGGCATAGAGCGGGTGCTGGCGGTCTAGCGGGGCGTCTAGCGTGATGCTTTCCACTTCTATGTCGTACGGGCCGCCCCTATAGCCAACCTCCCGGTCTGGGCCTTCCCAGCCATAGCTGATCTCGGCGCTGCCGTAACAATAGACGGCAAGGCCCGGCCATGGCTGCAATTCATCAAAATCATATGTGAAGGTATTCATTGTTCGCCACTCCAAATGGTTGTCCAGTATTGTTCAGACGCGTTCGTGTGCGCGTCCTGTAGCGTCTTAAACGCGAAGTCTAAGACGGGTGACCGCTCCACTGTGGAGAGGTGATCTAAAAGCGCCTCTAGCGCCTGTATCTCTATATCAATGTTCAACATCGTGCGTCTCCCCGTATGATTGCAGCATTTCAAGCCGCGTGATTTGCTGGCGTATGCCGGCTGCTAAGCCGGCGTCGCCTTCCCATTCCGCCTCTATTAGCGCGTCGCGCAAATGTTTAAGCGCCTGCCAGATTGGTCGGGGCTCGTTCATAACGTAGCCCTCAAGAATTGACGCGCGATCATCTCCGCGTTGCCCAGCGACGCTATGGACGCCGCTAGAGACAGCGACAAGCCAAACTTGGCTAGGAACGTCGTCAGCTCGTCAGGCGGGACTTTGGCGATGATCCGCGCGGCGTGCTCTAGTTTAGCTTTCGGAACGCGCTTGCGCGGAACGCTGGCGACAGGTTCGGCTTTGAGTTGCGCCGGCCACCGATACACGCCGTTTGTTTTGGTTGCTTCGGCCAGAATAATCGGGCGCAACTTTTCGTTATACATCGCCAGCCCGGCGCGACGGCGCTTTGTCTCTTTATCGGGTTGCGGACTGCGCGCCGTTCCCGCCCGGCCAGTCAGGCTATGCGATAGCGCGTTAGCTTCCCACGCGACCAGATGGCCGGCATGATGAACGCCGGGGTTGCGCCATTGGGCGTCCATTGCTTCTTTAATGCTTGTCATTGTTTAGGCTCCTATGTTGATATGTTACAAAATAGGCGACGCCGTGAAGCGCCGCCTGTGATTAGTCTGCCTTTATATGCTTTGCGATTTCATGCCAGTTAACATCGGCAAGGAACGCCATTGCGTAGTCTAGCGCCAGCCCGTTGGCGGTTTCTTCCATAAGGTTCTCAGCGTATTCCCTCAACATCGCCGGTACGTCGTCGCAATGGTCGAACAATTCATCGGTCGCACCATCGAACATTTCCAGATTAACCCGCCACGTCGCGTAGTTTGTCCAGCCATTGTAGGTATTGTCAGTCATTGTCGTCTCCTCTTACAGTGTGGATATGTTACGATAAAGGCCGCGCTCCTGCAAGCGTCGCCTGTTAGATTAGGCTTGCGCGATCTTGCGCGCGAGCTGGACGATCGCCGCCCGCTCACTGTCTACTAGCATCGCGAAGGGATGCTTGCGATCATACGCGACGACGGCGCGCGCGGCTTTGATTAGGGCGTCGCGGTTGCCAGCGCGATAGGCGGTTTTCAGAGCGGTAATTTTCTTTTCCATGTCGTTTCCCCTTTTGGTTAGCGTCAATGTGGATAACTTAGCACAATTCGAGATTGCGTCAAGAGATTTTTGACGGGGCGGGAAAATGAATAGCGTTTAGCGCCGGTTTATGCGGTCGTTAGGCGGGAGAAAGTCTATTGAGAACAAGGCGCTTAGGCGATATATGCTAAAGTAAAGATAACAACCTATGAAAATGTTAAGTTGTATACATACATATTTATCTGCAACCGATTTTTTTTGGCTGTATAAACTGCATAAACCGCCTAAAACCGCCTCGCCCCACGCCCGCGCAGTCATCACAGGGCGACCGGGAATTTCCCTGCGCCAATGTTGTCCACATAGCATAAACTGCATAAACTGCATAAACTGCATAAAGCCTGGAGGCTCAACACGACTTGCTGGCGACTTGCATAAACTGCATAAAGCATAAGCACGGCTATTGATTGTCAACTAATGTAATGCTTTAAGTGTACATTCATAATTGTAAACGTAATGTTATAACGTATCAGGTATGTAAACAGGGCGGGGGGCTGGGCCTTGGGATCTCCTTTAAGAAATACGTAGGCATTAAGAACAATTTTTATTTTTATTTTTTATATGCTAAAAGACTTTATGACGTTTGAATCTCTTCCCTACGAACCGCGCAAAATCGAAGCGACTGAGGCGGTGCTGGAGCGCATCTACTTAGCCGCGCGCAAAGGGCTGAAAGGCGACACGCTCGCCTACGCCGCTGGCATGACGCCGACCGAATACCGCAGGCTCGTGCAGTTCGACCCCATCGCGGAGTATGCTGAACTTAAAGGGCGCGCTGAGGGTGAGGCGGAGATGTCCGAAGTGCTGCACAAGGCGGCGCGCGAAGGCGACACCAAAGCGGCGCTGGACATCCTTAAGCATGTCCACAAGTGGACAGCCCCGCAGTCGGTGCAGGTGCAGGTCGAGCAGCGCATATCCATCATAGCGGCGCTAGAAGAGGCGCAGCAGCGCGTGATCCAGGGAGAAATATTAGATGCAAGCGCCATACGGGGTGATCTTCCAGAACCCGAACAAAGTATTCGTGGGAATGCCGCATGGGCGCAAACCGCCGTTGTCGAAGGATCTGATCGACAAGATCAACCTGATCGCTCGCGCTGACGGGGCGTGGTATGAAGGCGACGGAGCGGATAAAGAATATTTTGCCGTGCCCTACAAAGGGTCATGGGACGACAAATTTGCCAAGTCCGTGAAAGGCTACCCGGTCGAGTTCCTGTTCGTGCTGTTCTCAAACGTCAAAGAAAACCATACGGCGGCGCGCGTAACGGACAGCAGCAAGACGATCTTTCAGTCGATTCTTGACAGCGACGTAAACTATTTTAACGACCGTGACTTCGACGATGAAACGCTGACTAAGTTCTTATCTGAGATGGGTATGCTCAATCAGTCAAAGAAACCGGCGACTGAGCGCAACGTAACGGCATTCCTGTCTGAAGGCGAAAACAAGATGTGGGGAGGAAAAGAACCGCATAAGTTCGCTAAGAGCGCGGAACGCTGGCGTAATAAGTTTTTATTGGCCCAGCCTGACGGAGCGTATTTCATGGGGGCCGGGCACCTGCCAGAGATCCTGCGCATGTATCCATCGCTCCACATGATCGGCGGCGGAAAGGCTGAGTGATGCAAGTTCCTATTTATAGCGCCGACGAAGAACAGAAGCTGATGGCGACGCTATGGTCGGCGCAAGTGAAGAACGATCCGGTCGCGTTCGTGAGGATGGCGTTCCCATGGGGTAAGGCCGGCACGCCGCTGGAGGGCTTCACAGGCCCGCGTCAGTGGCAGTTGCAGGTGCTGATGGACCTGCGCGACCACATCCGTGAAAACAACGGTAAGGTCGATTTCGAAACCTTCCGCATGGCGACCAGCTCCGGGCGCGGTATCGGCAAGTCGGCCCTAGTCAGTTGGCTCGTGATCTGGATGCTGACGACCCGGATCGGCTCAACGACCATCGTGTCGGCCAACAGCGAAGCCCAGCTCAGATCTGTCACCTGGGCCGAGATAACTAAGTGGCTATCCATGTCACTCAACAGCCATTGGTTTGAGGTGAGCGCTACCCGTGTGCTGCCGGCTAAGTGGATTGCCGAATTAGTCGAGCGGGATCTGAAGCTAGGCACGCGTTACTGGGGCGTCGAGGGGCGGCTGTGGTCGGCCGAGAACCCAGACAGCTACGCGGGCGTGCATAACTTCGCGGGCGTCATGTTGGTGTTCGACGAGGCCAGCGGTATTGATGACTCTATCTGGGCGGTGGCCAGTGGCTTCTTTACAGAGAACACTCCTAATCGTTTTTGGCTTGCTTTTAGCAACCCCCGCCGTAACAGCGGATACTTCTACGAGTGCTTCAACAGCAAGCGCGATTTCTGGCGAAACAAGGTTGTTGACGCCAGAAGCGTGGAGGGCACTGATAAGGCAGTCTATCAACAGATTATCGACGAATACGGACCCGATTCTAGCCAAGCGCATGTTGAGGTTTACGGAGCCTTCCCGAACGCGAGTGACGACCAGTTCATACCGTCGTCATTGGTTCAAGACGCGCAGACACGCCTACCATCGAAAGATCAGACGGCACCGATAATTGTGGGCGTCGATCCGGCGCGGTTCGGGGCTGACGCCACGGTCATCGCCATCCGGCAGGGACGCGACATTATCGGCATACGCCGCTACCGGGGCGACGACACCATGGAGGTGGTCGGCAGGGTCATCGACATCATAGAAGAGTTCCGGCCCGCGCTGGTCGTCATCGACGAGGGCGGGCTAGGCGCGGGCGTGGTCGACCGGCTGAAGGAGCAGCGGTATAAGATCCGTGGGGTTAACTTCGGCATGAGATCCACCAAGCCCGTCATGTTTGGAAACAAGCGGGCCGAGATGTGGCACGCCATGCGGGAGTGGCTGAAGACAGCCAGCATACCAAACGACCGCTTCCTCAAGAGCGACCTGACCGGGCCGATGATGAAACCCGACAGTAAAGGGACTATATTCCTAGAGAGTAAGAAGGACATGAAGGCGCGGGGGCTGGCCTCACCCGACGCCGCCGACGCTATCGCCGTGACGTTCGCGTATCCGGTCGCGCACAGGGAAGCAAGACCAATGGACAACAGACCGCGCGTCAGTTATGGTGGCAACGCAGCCTCTTCAGGATGGATGGGACACTAGATGGTATCGCTGTCAGTAGGGCGTGGCGAGAAGCTGTCGACTAAGGCGGGCGCTGGGCTGACGGCTAAGGGCCGGGCTAAGTATAACGCCGCGACGGGCAGCAAGCTGAAGCCGCCGGCTCCTAACCCTAAGACCAAGGCCGACGAGGGCCGTAAGAAGTCGTTCTGCGCGAGAATGTCCGCAGTAGCGGCAAAAGCTAAAAATGGCGAACGCGCTAAAGCTAGTTTACGGAGATGGAAATGCCCGTAAAAAAACCGGGATTGTATGCTGCAATCCACGCAAAGCGGGCGCGCATCAAAGCCGGATCAGGCGAAAAGATGCGGAAGCCCGGCGCAGAGGGCGCACCGACCGCCAAGGCGTTCAAGCAGTCAGCTAAGACGAGGAAGAAGTAATGCCTCTAGTTAAATCATCCTCTAAGGCCGCGTTCCGCACGAACGTGAAAAAAGAAATCGCCGCCGGTAAGCCGCCGAAGCAGGCCGTCGCTATCGCGTATTCGACCAAGCGTGCGGCGGCTAAGAAAAAGAAATAATGCCTGTCAACGCGCTCGCTCCTGAACCGCGTAACGCCATGCTACGGCCCTATGAGCCGTCATGGAAAGAGCAGATCGCGGCCTTTTTGATGGGAAACACACGCCCGTCGCCGGAGCGTCGTCAGTTCGCGACGGGCATAGCCGACATACTGGGCTACCTGCCCGGCACGGGTAACGTGCTACAGGGCCAAGAGGCTGCCCGCGCTGGCGACACCAAGGGCGCGATCATGGCCATGCTACCGCTGCCCGGCGCTAACGTCGCGGCTAGGGCGGAGCAGGCTATTGCGCAGGACGTGGCCAAGGGCATACGGGCGTATCATGGAACGCCACACGACTTTCCGCAATTTGATATTAGCAAGATCGGCACCGGCGAAGGCGCGCAGTCGTTTGGACACGGGCTGTATTTTGCAGAAGCTGAAAATTTAGCTAAATATTACCGCGATAAATTAACGCATCCATTATACAAAGGAAAACCAATAGGTGAGATAGATATACCACATGCTGAAATGGATGTGGCCGAAATTATTTCTAACGATATAAAACAAGGTATGTCGCCAAGCGAAGCTATTGCACTTGCGCAAAAAGATCACCTAAGATACGCGCAACACGCAGTTAAAGAATTTAGGGAATCGCCTCCTGAATTGAAAGCTATTCGTGAAGATTATGCGCGAAAAGCTATCGAACAAGCTAAAATCGCGCGGACAATTAAACCCGAAGATTTTACAGGCAATAAGGGGCATATGTACGAAGTTAATATTAATGCGCGTCCCGAAGAACTATTGGATTGGGATAAAACATTAAATGCGCAAAGCCCTGAAGTTTTAGCGGCTTTTATGAAATTGCCAAACGCCGAACGTAAGTTAAAAGAATATGGAAATGTGCCGGTCGGGCAACTTATGGAATCGGGGCTTATGCCGCATTCTTTTGATATATCTGACCCGGCATTTTCTAAAGCATATAACGAAGCCGGCATAAAAGGGATCAGATATTTAGACGCAAAATCCCGCGCCGCCGGCGAAGGCACCCGCAATTATGTGGTGTTTGACGACAAATTGGTTGAAATTATGCGTAAATACGGTCTAATGGGGCCAATAGGCGCTGGGATAGCGGCTAAGATATTGGCTCGCCAAGAACAGCGGCAGGATATGTAATGGCTTCTGATGACGTAATCGCCGCTGGCAAAGTCTCCGACAACCCGGACGATGACCGTCTGGCCACTATGCGTCATCGCTTTACGGTGGCGCAGGCCGCCTACAGCGACAGCCGCGAGGACGAGCTGGACGACCTGCGGTTCATGGCGGGCTCGCCCGACAACGCCTGGCAGTGGCCGGCGGACGTGCTGGCGACACGTGGCGCGGTGCAGGGGCAGACCATCAACGCGCGGCCCTGCCTGACGATCAACAAGCTGCCGCAGCATGTGCGCCTCGTGACGAACGAGCAGCGCCAGAACCGTCCGACTGCGCGCGTCATCCCGGCCGATGAGAACGCCGACCCGGAGGTCGCGGAGATCTTCGACGGCATCGTGCGTCACATCGAATATATGTCCGACGCCGACGTTGCCTATGACACCGCCTGCGATAACCAGGTCACATACGGCGAAGGTTACATCCGCATCCTGACGGAATATACGAAAGAAGATTCTTTTGAACAGGACATCAAGATCGCTCGTGTCCGTAGCAGCTTCAGCGTCTACATGGACCCGATGATCCAAGATCCGTGCGGTCAGGACGCGAACTGGTGCTTTATTACGGAAGACATTCCGAAAGCTGAATATGAGCGCATGTATCCTGACGCTACGCCTGTTACGGGCATGATGTCTCAGGGTGTGGGCGACCAGACGCTCAGCATGTGGGTCAGCCAAGAGACTGTCCGCATCGCTGAGTATTTCTACATCGAACATCGTAAGGCGACGCTGAACCTCTACCCGGACAACATCACGGCTTTCAAAGGCACGCCGGAGGACAAGCGGCTCATGGCCGCCTATGGCAAGCCGCTGCGCAGCCGTGAAAGCGACCGCAAGCAGGTCAAATGGATCAAAACCAACGGCTATGAGGTGCTGGAGGAGCGCGACTGGGCGGGTAAGTATATCCCCATGATCCGCGTTGTCGGCAACGAGTTCGAGGTCGACGGTCAGATCTACATTAGTGGTCTGGTGCGTAACGCTAAAGACGCGCAGCGCATGTATAACTACTGGGTCAGCCAAGAAGCTGAAATGCTCGCGCTAGCCCCCAAAGCGCCGTTTATTGGCTATGGTGGCCAGTTCGAAGGCTACGAAACCAACTGGAAGACGGCCAATACGAACAACTGGCCGTATCTGGAGGTCAATCCTGATGTCACTGACGGGGCCGGAAACCCGCTGCCGCTACCTGAACGCGCCCAGCCTCCGATGGCTCAAACGGGCCTTATTCAAGCCAAGATGGGGGCTGGCGAAGACATCAAGTCGACCACTGGCCAGTACGATAGTAGCATTGGGGCGACTTCCAACGAACGGACGGGGCGTGCGATCCTCGCTCGGGAGCGGCAAGGCGACACGTCTACTTATCATTATGTCGACAACCTCGCGCGGGCGGTAAAATACGTCGCTCGCCAGCTCGTCGACCTGATTCCGAAGATCTACGACACGCAGCGCGTGGCTCGCATCATCAACGTCGAGGGCGACGTGGACATGGCGCGCATCAACCCGGCTCAGCCGGAGGCGGTGCGTAAGATCGTCGATGAACAGGGTATTGAGATCATGAAGATCTACAACCCGAATGTCGGCACTTACGACGTTCAAGTTAGCTCTGGTCCTAGCTACATGACGCGCAAGCAGGAGGCGATGGACACGATGGGCCAGATCCTCCAGACCAATCCGGCTCTTTGGTCGGTCGCGGGCGATCTGTTCGTCAAGAACATGGACTGGCCGGGCGCGGAGACGATGGCCAAACGGTTTGAAAAGATGCTCGACCCGAAAGTCTTGCAGGACACCGACGAATCGCCGGAAGCGCAGGCCATGCGTATGCAGATGGAGCAGATGGCGCAGGAGATGGAGCAGACAACGGCTCAGATCCAGCAGCTTATGCAGTCGTATGAAATGCAGAAACTGGCGATTGACGAGCAAAACGCGCAGATTAAGGCTTATGACGCTGAAACCAAGCGTATTTCGGCCATGCAAGCGGGTATGACGCCTGAACAGGTGCAGGACATCGTGCAAGGCACCATTGCGGCGGCTCTGGACATGGGCGACATCGTGCCGGGCAACACGCCCATGAGGGAGATGGGACAATGAGCTGCGCGGATCTGATCGGACACTTGTTTTTAGCTAGGGATGTGACCCATTCGGTGCATCTGAATACGCGGTCTTACGCCAAACACAAGGCTCTGGGCGGCTTTTATGAGAAAGTCATCGACTTGGCGGACGATTTGGCGGAAGCCTATCAGGGTCGATATGGCTTAATCGGGCCGATTACGCTGCATTCGGCCAAGAAAACCAACAATGTCGTTGAATTTCTTGAGGATTCCCTGAAAGAGATCGAAGAAGCGCGAAAAGAGTATAAGGACGACTCCGCCATCCAGAACATCATCGACGGGATTGTGGACTTATATCTCAGCACACTGTATAAATTGAAATTCTTAGCGTGAGGCTGATATGGAACTCTTAAATCCGCTCGCGGACAGTAATTTTCCGGCTAAAACGGCGTCTTTTACCGGCACCGCTGGCTCTACTGCAACTTGGCCGGCTGGCGCGCAGGGCGTCGTAGTGTGGGCGGACTCGGCTTGCTATGTGCTTGTCGGTGAAGGCGCCACAGCCACGACAAGCAGCACGCCGATCCCGGCTAATACGCCGATCCCGTTCTATGTGCCGCCTGGCACCGGCTCTCCTTGGCGCGTCAGCGCTATTCAGGTGTCGTCGGCGGGCAACGTCTACGCTAAGCCGATCAATATTCGATGAGCTGGGGCGTCGCACTTCGCAACGCGGTCGCCATCGGCCTTGGCGGTATAGCCAGCTTGGTCAGTGGCGGCCCGGCCAGCAGCGAAGCTAAAGACAACTTGCTCACCGAATCTGGCGCTAATCTGGTGCAAGAAAACGGCGGCTTCATCCTTCTGGAGTGATGTAGGTGGCGGTAAATATTTCACTCTTTGCGGGCATAGGCGCGCAGCTTTTCGACGATAATGGCGTTCCGTTAGTCGGCGGTAAGATCTATTCTTATCTCGCCGGAACGACCACGCCAGCGGCCACATACACGAGCTCTTCCGGGGGGACCCCGCATACCAACCCCATCATTCTTGACGCGGCGGGCCGCGTTCCCGGCGGTGAGATCTGGCTGTCTATAGGTAAGAAATACAAATTTATCGTTAAGACCTCCACAGATGTGTCTATCGCCACATACGACAATGTGTTTGGCGGCGGCGGCATCTTCGCAGTCGATGATTTTACGGGCACGGGAAGTCAGACGGTATTTACGCTGTCAAACTCAGCGCTGGCGGCAAACTCCGTCAACATCTACATAAATGGCGTCTACCAGAATAAGAATACTTATTCCGTGTCTGGAGCTACGCTGACATTTTCTGCTGCGCCGCCAACCACGTCTAAGATCGAAGCGGTCTATAATTAACAGGGGTTTTCTATGGCGCTCACCAAAGTCTCATACTCCATGATTCAAGGCGCGGTTTTTAACCCGCTTGATTATGGAGCTGATCCTACGGGCGTCGCGGATAGCTCCACGGCTATTCAGGCCGCTATTGATGCGGCGTATAATGCCGGCGGCGGCGAAGTATTTTTCCCTGCTGGTCGCTATAGAATCGCCAATACGCTTAAAATTCAGCTCACCTATACGCCTAACGTCTATATTAAACTGCGGGGTGTCGGGTCGGGCCAAGCGACAGTCGCGGCCTCTAGCACTTACGGCAGCATATTAGTTGGTGAAACCGGCTACATCATGATCGAGATGTCTGGCGGCTGTAATACGATATTTGAAGATATTGGGTTAATCGCCGGAACAAGTAACGCATCAACAATCGGCATTTATCTTCAGCGCGTCAACGCGGTAAACGGCAATGGCTATTGCGCGAACAATAAATTTATCCGGTTGGCTATTGGCATGGGATCAACGCCGGGCGCTAATGGCGGTGTAGGCACTATCGCCATTATGAATAAGCGTGGGGAACACCACACGCACGAAGAATGCTGGTATTACGCCGATACGCCGGTCATTCTTGACGGTAATTCCGTATATGGCCCAGCATCGGCTAACCCTATTATCTCGCCCTATTATGCGGAGTCTTTTCCGGGCGGCGCTACATTAGGCGTCAACTTATTTAGGCAATGTCTACTTTTTGCCGTCCACAACTGCGTAGAGGCTTTTTCTGTCAACAATTTGACGCTGCAGTCTGTGTATTTTGCTGTGCGCGCAAGCTACGTGGGCGTTCTGATTCAATTTGGTCAGAACATTGTAATGGACGCCACTAATATTGAATATACCGGAACTGTGCCTACTTCAGCCGATACTTTTATTAAGGTTGTGGGTAATTTTTACGGTCTTCGCGTCAGCGCAACATCTAATATACCCGGCTATACATTAATAAGCACGGATAGCGGAGCGACACTTTTCGAAGCAGATATTGTTGCTGCTAACGCAAACTTTGGTGCGATTTTTGACCAGACTACTTATGCTGGCGGGGATCTTTGGGGCGCGAGCATAAAATATAATTCGAATTGGGGCCATACGGTCCCCGATACTGGAATTAACAACAGTATCATAACGAATGTTAATAATACTGTTGCCGGCGCTCAGCAACTTGATATTAGAACCCTCACGCCGAGTTCCGGTTACGCGACGGGTTATGGATCAATTCTGGCTAATACTAATGGCGACGATACCATCACGGTGGCGACTACAACATATATTTGCTCACTCAACATACCATATTCTTGCCTGTTGACGGGCGCTACCGTATTAACTGGTTCCGTGGCTAATGGAAATACGAAGATCTATCTTCTGGATCGCGCGGGAAATGTGTTAGCGCAAACAGCATCTTTCAGCGTTACAGGTGCTACGTTCCAACTGGTTGGAAATAACTTCACATCGCAATATTTCGCCAAAGGCCCGGGGAAATATTATATCGCTGTTCAATGCGATAATAACGCCGGAACCAATAGAATCCGAACTTATGCGCTGGGGACTTTCGGCGCAGTTGGCCGCTCACCGACAGTATTTGGAACTCTGTCTAATAGTTCGTCAAATGCCCCTACAAATTTTGCGGCTAACGTGGGCGTTGTCGCCACTACTTACTAAAGGTAAAAGAAATGGCTGACCTTAAAATATCCCAACTTCCTTCCGCTACTACACCTGTAGCTGGAACCGAAGTCCTTCCGATTGTGCAGAGCAGCACGACCAAACAAGTGTCTATCGCTAATCTTACGGCTGGCCGCGCTATTGCGGCGTCGTCGGTCGCTGTCGGCGGCGCTACGATTGGCACTGATGCTGTCGCGGTTACGGGGCCCGTATCGATAACTGCAACGAGCGCTAAGTTATTGATAGGATACGCGGACACATCATATAATTATTATGACGCCGACAACCATATCTTTAGGACATCTGGCGCGACCCCCGTTTTTTCGGTTGACGGCAATGGCAACGCGGCTGTCGGAACAACGCCCGTTGCGGGTCAGCGGCTAACGGTATATGCCGCTGGCGGCGCGGGTATAACTGTTACGAACTCTACAAATAAGGGTCGTATATACTCTTTTCTCAATGACCTATACATAGACGCCGGATTTGGCGGAACTGCCGGATCAGTATATTTCCGCCGTAGTTCGTCAACGCTTAATTCGCTTCAGATTGACCCTAATGGTAACGTGTTGATCTATAACACGGGCGGCGCACCTGCTACGCCTACAGGCGGAGGCTATCTGTATGTCAGTGCGGGCGCTCTTTACTATAAAGGCTCCAGCGGCACCGTGACCCCTCTGGCTGTTGCATAAGGACTCAAATTATGGCGGTTAAATATTCGTGGGTTATCAACGCCCTAGACAGCTATCCTGATGAGAACGGCAAAAAAGATGTCGTGTTTCGTATTCACTGGCATCGTGAAGCGGCTGACGGCGCGAAAATCGTTGATACATACGGCGCGCAGGAAATAGAACTTTTGGCTGGCGCTCCATTCACGCCGTATGACGCGCTGACCAAAGCGCAGGTCGAATCTTGGCTTGAGACGGCGCTGGGGGCTGAAATGCTCGCCGCCATAAAAGATCATCTTGATGCTCGACTGGCTGAAATTACTTCGGTGCCGGTCGTTAAGCCGCTTCCTTGGGCTTAACAATGAAATATATCACGATGACGCTCTCAGTTGACGATTGGAATATCATTATCCGCGCCTTGGCCGAACGGCCGTATGTTGAAGTCGCGCATTTGATTCCAGATGTAAAGGCTCAAGCGCAACAAGCGCTTAGTGTTGACGACGCCGAAACAAAAGCGTAGTCTACATAGACCGACTAGCCGGATAGCTAGGACAGGAGACGTAATGTCTGAAGAAGAACAGGCTGTAGCGGAGATCAGCCCCGCGCCGGAACCGGAAGCTACGGCAGCACCGGAATCTGCTGATACGACGCCGGAGGAACAGCAGCCTACAAAATCGTTCTCTCAGGAAGAGTTGGACGCGATTGTAAGCAAGCGCCTTGCAAGAGAACAGCGCAAATGGGAAAGAGAGCAGGCCCAACGGCTTGCGGAGCAGCAGGCTAGAACGCCCGCCGCACCTCCACCTGCGCCGGATGATTTCGAGAATGCTCAGCAATACGCGGAAGCGTTAGCGGAGCAAAAAGCGCGAGATCTTCTAGCCCAGCGCGAGGCCGCAGCCCAACAGGCAGCGATCTTGGAGTCCTATAAGGACCGTGAAGAAGAGGCTAGGGACCGATACGAGGACTTTGAACAAGTCGCGTATAACCCGAACCTTCCCGTCACGGACGTTATGGCTCAAGCCATCCAGGCTTCTGATATTGGCCCAGAGGTAATTTATTACCTTGGCTCCAATCCAAAAGAAGCCGGGCGGATTTCCAAACTGCCGCCTGTCTTGCAGGCAAAAGAGATCGGGAAGATCGAGGTCAATCTGACCACGAACCCGCCGGTTAAGAAAACCTCAACCGCGCCCGCACCTCTTGCTCCTGTCACGGCTACTCGATCAAACTCAGGCCCGCGTTACGATACGGCAGACCCTCGGTCTATCAAGTCAATGTCAACGTCGGAATGGATTGAAGCGGAACGGCAGCGTCAGATCAAGAAGTGGGAAGCGCAGAATCGGAGATAAGGTATGTCTAACTCAATTCTTACGATTGACATGATTACTCGCAAGGCTCTTGAGATCCTTGAGAATAATCTTGTCCTGACGCGCACCGTTAACCGCCAGTATGACGACTCTTTCGCCGTTGAAGGCGCGAAGATCGGCTCGACCCTGCGTATCCGCCTGCCTGACCGCGCTCTGGTCACGGACGGCGCTGCGCTCCAGGTTCAGGACGACAACGAACAGTACACGACCCTGACCGTGTCTTCGCAGAAGCATATCGGCGTGAACTTCACGACCGCCGAACTGACGATGCAGTTGGACGACTTCGCGGAACGTGTGCTGAAGCCGCGTATTTCGCAGCTCGCCGCCAGCATCGACGCTGACGTTGCGAACTCGTTCAAATACATCGGCAACTCGGTCGGCACGCCCGGCACGAC